CCACTGAATATCGGGATATGCCTCCATTACAACTTCTTTTGTAAGATTATATTTTTCCGAAAGTTTCTTGTCTTTGATCAGGCAAAGGATCTCTGATTCCAGTGGATGAAGTCCTTCTAGAATATTGATGAACATTGTCTCACGACGAATGTTATTCAGAGCATCATTACCACCTTTAACAAAGTGATACAGGTTCACATACTCTCTACGAAGTGTGGTATGTCCCTGCTTATCAGTTGCTCCAAGAGAGAATGATCCAGTCTCGTGCATTCTACGAATCTCTTCGGTGATCTTCGTAGAAAGACTGCCACTATAAGAAGTCTGATCAGCATATCCAGAATAAGGAACTGGTCCCTCTGGAAGAACTGAAATCACAGTCTCATCAAAGTTCCAGAGCAGAATCACCTTCAGTGAAATGTGCTCATATTTTTTGAGAACTTCTACCTTCTTAACATTAGATTTTTGCTTTGATACAAGGTCTAGAACCTCAAAAGCAAAAGGATTGGTAGGTAGTTCTGGAATTGGAGTGACCTTAACAGTCTTGGGAGTTGTTTTGGTCTTAGTCTTCGTCGTCGTCGTTGTCATAATTTTCGTCGTCAAAATAATCTGGATTAAATGAAATAGCTAAAACTTCATCGGGAATTACATTACCATTCTGATCATAGAATTCTGGATGTAACTTTGGAATTTCCCGATAGTTCATCATATATTCTCTTGCCACCCAACCTGCCATTACTCCCACTATAAGAAACAATACTGTTAGAAAGGAACCAAAAACTAAACTAACTGCGAGCATTTCTTTTACCTCGGGAAACTACTTTTCTTTTCCTTGACTTAAAGGAAAACTCAAAATAGATGGTTACTTCCCGATTCAGAAAGCAAACCATCTTCTCAAAGATGATGTGGAACGGTTGAGTTTGCTTTCTTTTTCCTCCATTAAGTATAAGTTCAACGCCACGATTAAAGTGGTCTTCATTTTTATTTATGTCAGGACTTGATAATTTGTTGTTCCTTGAGGAATTTGATTGTGTCAACGGATCCTCCTAATTTCTGGTCATCACAAACGACCTGTGGGAAAGTAGAACCCTCACCAAACTCGGCATAGAATTCTTCTTTAGTAAAATGTTCTCCTAAATTATAAACCACAAAGCTATTTCCTGTCAATTCAAGAACTTGTTTAACTTTATAGCAATATGGGCAATCCTCTTTTGAGTAGATAGTGAAATTCATAAGGCATTGAGATTTATAGTAATTTATAATAGAAAAAAAGAGGGTATAAAAACCCTCCTTATTATACCACCAACTCACCTCTCCCACCACAGAGAAGTGGTCTTCATTCCCAAAGTTACAAGGATATTGAAGACTTGAATATTATAAAGGAAATTCAAAAGGTTGTCAACCGGTTGACGAAGTGTGTTTTTATAAGTAGACTAGGTTTGTTGCCGTTGAAGATAAGTTATAACTTAATTAAGGTTTAGGACCTAAAAGACTCTCATTCCAAACTTCTTTGAGTTCTGTTGTGATCTCATCAACGGTTGTTCCAGTTATTTCTGCTTCAGTAACAATATTGGTTGCATCACGAAGTGCTTGTTTTTGAGTCTTAATTTCTTCAGTATCAGTACCAAATTCAAGTGCTCTTACAAAATCCACATCCAGTTTTTCTAGAAGTGGTTTTCTCACCGCTCTCATCTTATCTTTTTGGATTTCTTTTGCTTTATCTACGTTAATCTTGATCATTTCTTGTACTCCAGTACCCAGTCTTCATAGTCCATACCGTATCCTGTCGGTTCTCCAAGTTCTTCTACATCAAGTTCCCAAGCATTAAAAAATGTATAGTCATTTGATACTTCTTCTTCATTTACAATCCAAAAAGGTTGCCCAGTTGGAGTATCCTTAAGAGCAATTTCAGTGATTGTATAATTTTCAAGTGCTTCTGGTGTTGGGTATCCTACTGCAACTCCACCAAAATCATTATGCATAAGAATTAATTGTGCCATAATTATTTTAAGACTTGTGAATATTTATAAATTAACGGAAAATTGCTACATTACAACTATTAACATCAAAAGGAACACTACTAGATGGGTTACCAGTCACAATTTTTAGTGAACCAGTTCCAAATGCTGAATAATTTCCAGAGTTTAGGTTTGGTCCACCTTGTCCAACCTGATGAACTAATCCTTGCCCACCACCTTGAGAGATGGAGACCGTTGGACAATAGTTAGAATCTGGCATAGAACTTGAAAAATTGATTGTATAATTTCCAGTACTATTTCTAGTTACACTGGTTACATTAGCACTACCACGAATAGATCCACTTGTTCCATCAAAGTTCACCCAAACACGACATCCATAAGCCGTTGCTACTGAACCATATCCAGAGTTAAATAATAAATTTCCATTAGAGTTCAATTGCATTTGAACTCCCAATTCACCATTATCAGGTTTGACTTGAAATCTCAAATATCCACCAGTATCTGCAGCATTTCCAACATTAGTATTTGTATAAGACTCAATAACTGCCTTAATACCAGGATTGCCTGTTAGATTGGTTCCAGATACTTTATTTCCAAAAACAATCGAACCAATTCTTGATGCACTTGGATTTGCATTTGGATTTACAAGTGCTAAACAACCGTCAGCAGGATTAGTTCCAGAAGCAGTTCCTGAAAAAGTATAAACTAATTGATTAGCGTCCTTACCCCAATTTAAATCTGATACTGTTACTCCAGCACCAAAAGTTGCTTCACCTCTTACGTCAAGTGTTTTTACAGCACTTATTGTTCCTATACCCAGACGACCATTACTATCAAACCTAGCTGCTTCTACACCACCTTCACCAAACGCTATGGTATCAGCAGAAGGAAAGAATATACCGGTATTACTGTCACCTGTTGGACTTATAGATGGAGCTGAAGTGCTACCGGCAGCAACGGTTGTAACACCAGTATTTGTAATGCTTGTAGCAGTTACAGTAGTGGCAGTTACTGATGTAAAAGTAGAAACCCCAGAAGAACTTAAAGTATTATTACCAATCTTAATCGTCCCTGACTGAACATCCAAAGCACTCGTTGGTACTGACGTTCCGATACCGACTCTACCAGTGGAATCTTGATAGACTCCGCCAGTACCAGATTGATGTAACCAACGATTGAATCTTATATCAGACATTTATATGAGTTTTTAGATATTTATAGACCCAACAGTTCTTTGAGTTCTTCTATTGAGAGTCCTGCTGCCTCTAACTTCTGTTGTGGAGTTAAAGATTCTGGTTCAGTAATTGGGTCTGGTGGAAGAGGTTCATTGCCTTCTTCTAACCAGAGAAGATATTCTGTTGAGGTCTCGACATTGTGCCATTCGTCTGTTCCTATTTTATTTGCAGATGACCTATCTTGATTTAATTTAAAATTCATAACTTTATCTCCTTATAATTCGGCAGAAGCTCTAATGCGAACGTAAGTATGACCACACACTTCACCAGTAGAAAAGTTTCCGGATGTTCTAGAAGCTACAGATGAAACGGCACCCACTGTTGGAGCTTGATTATTACCATAAGTTACAGCAGTACTGCCCCCATTATAATATATAAATCCAGAAGCTTGATATGCTGTATCATAAGTAACTACGGATGGACCAGTTCTCATTAATGGAGAAAGAGGTATGCTAAAATAACCATTAGTTGAACCAGGATACATATTAACTGTTCCCCCATTATATTCTTTTATTTGATAGTATCTTTCACATAATGCTAACTCTTGCCCAAAACTTCTTCTCTCAAACGGGGTCGCAACTGTACCGGATTCTAATTGAACTCCTGTGATAAAAAAGGTAGCATTAAGAGTTGAAATCCACTGAGTTTGTGATGATGTTGCTAATTCTACACTTCCTGTCCATGTATTATTTGTTGCCTGATAGTCTGTACCAGCACCTAGTGTCCACGACATATTCATACCACCAGAGTTGGTCTTTTCCCAAGTTCCAGTAGTATCTCCACTAATAATAATGGTTTTATACTCCCAAGTATCGGGAGAGTTAATTGAATAATTTATTGGAATAGCACGACTGTCGGCATAGTTTGTAAGTGCGACACAATATGTCCCCGATATACTAGATTTTACCCAGAAAGATAAAGTTGCTGTTTTAGCATTGGTAGTTCCATAGTGTAAATCGGCAACGTTATATCCCTCAAATCTATGACTAATAGAAGCGTAATCACCAGCAGCAATAGTGGCATCGGCGGTGGTGACTTGTGCTCTTAAAGCATTTGAAAAACCTTGACCAGTTGGTACGTCAGATGTTTGAATACCAGAAATAACACACGTTGAGTTTTTTTGAATGTTAAATCTATCTACTGGAAATTGTCTATTACCAAATCCATCACCAGTAACTGAAACACTCGCTCCATTATTTCTCTGATCTAACCTCATATCTCCGTTAATTATTCTATTCCGGGCACCAGAAAGGGGACCATCATTAATAGAACCAATATAAGCAGTAGTAATACCAGCAGTTGTTACACCTACAATACTTGTAGCATTTAAAGTTGTAAAAGTAGAAATCCCAGAGACACTCGCAGAATAAGTAATAGTTCCACCAGCAGTCCCGATAGCGACGTTAGTTCCACTCGCAGGAACGATAGCATTAACTCGGAGACTGCTAGCCATTTATAAACTCCTTTGTATTATCAACCAGCGAGTGCTGCTGACGCTGCTGCTGCCTCTTCGTTTCTTTGTGCTGCTGTCTTGACTAAACCTTCTTCATAAGCTGCCAAAACCATATCTGGTTTGTTAGTAGCAGTGATTGCTTCGTTATTATCTAACTTATGCTTGACGTAAAGGTCGCAGATTTCGTCAATCGCAATGCGAGCACGATTGGTTGCTGCATTATCAATCCAGTCCTGAGGATCAGCAGCGACGTATTGAAGTGCTAGGTCTTCTGCTTCCGTTAAAGTAATTGTATAGTCCATACTTATATGTAAATTGTTTTGAAGTATTTAGTGGTATTTATTATGATATTTTGGCGCCTGAAAATGAAATAAAACCACTACCTGAAATTAATTGAACACTATTTGATGCCCAATAAATATCAACTACATCATTTGTTGCTAAACTTACAATACATGATGCATTAATGATAGTATTTTCTCCAATATCATCTCCTGCAGTTTGTCTTAACTCTGCCCTTTGGCGAATATTTCCATTTACTCTTATATCCCACATTGATTCTGTATTTGCATCAGTATATGTTGAGGCTTGGAAAAAATAAACTCCACCGACTGGTGCAGTAAAGGCATAAGTTGAAGTATTATATGAGTTTGTGTTATCAAAACCACCACTATCAGAGGTGGAATTATACGGTAATCTTTGTGCTGATGTAATAGTTACAGATGTAGTAGCTGTTGCTCTGAATGCAGGTTGATATAGGACAGACATATATCCATTACTATCAACCTTAAATCTTTCTGTCCCAGATCCAATCTGCCCAGAATATAATCTAAAATTATCAATATAGTGGTGATGTATATTGCCAGAAGTTACACCAGTGTCCCATCCAGCGGCATGAGGACTCATTACAAATCTTCCGGTGGTATTAATTCCGGAATGAACACCAGTTATATCAATAAATTTAGTCGGATTATCAGTCCCTATACCAATAGATCCAGCAGCACCTACTCTTATTCTTTCGGTATTATTAGTACCTATGGTCAGTATATTAGTCGCAGGAGAAGCAATGGAAGCACCGGTGCCAACAGCAAAACCACCACCAGTAATGCCACCACTAAGAGTTACTGGACTACTAATTGTTACAGTAGAGACACCAGTATCAGATTGAATATTATTAACTATAATTCTGCTAGTCATACGATTGTCCAAACTCCTTGTACTGTGACGGTGTAACCAGCACCGACTGTCACTGTTCCGGCAGTGACTCCGTTAGTTCCCAATGGTATCGTCACGTTCTCATCAATAGTATTTTTATTTGTTTTAATCACACCATAACTATCAACCCATTGTGAAGCACCATTGACGCTGATTGGATCTTTAAAATCAACTGTGCTACCAGTTTGAGAGCGAATGTTTTGAACGTAGATGCGAGTCATACAATTACCCACTCTCCATTTACTGTAACTTCATATCCAGGTTGAACTGTAATGGGACCAGAAGAAAGACCATTGGTTCCTGCGGGAATGATCACATTTTCAGCAATGGTATCACGATTGGTTTTAATCACTCCATAAGTATCCACCCATTGCTTATCACCATTTGCAGTGATGGTTTCTTTGAACTCCGTTGTTGTGGAAGTTGAATCAATAATATTGGCTTTGAGTGTGCTCATTGGTTTTTTGAATATTTATTCTGGTTTTGGATATTTTGCTTTGACTTCCATTACTCTTGTGAGCATTTCTTCATAGGCATCTCCACCTTTCCAAATCGCATCAAGTTGGTCTTTGATATCTGGATACTCTGGTGCTCTTTGGCGTTGGTATTCTTTTGCAGCATATTCTTCTTGAAGTCTAGCAATTTCTAATTCAATTTCCTCTCTCGTTGGACATTCTTCCTCTTCATCCAACCAATCTAAACCTTCATAAGTATTGTTTTTAACTATCCATTTTGTACCAGGAACTAAATTTCGTAGTGCTTCTACAACACCAATAGAACGATTATAGGTCATTGTGCCACCTCCCATACTTGTATGTAATTATTTCCCCAACCATAGTTAAACTCACCAGATCCGCCATAAGGTTGTATGGATAATAAAAATGTTGTTGAATTGGTTGAGTTAGACACCACGGAAGTATTACAGTGAACTTGATAATGGTGATTCACCTCATCTCCTTTATAAGCAAAGAATAAGGAATTTCTTTGATAACTTCCATTTATTGCTGAACCATCTCTTTTAATCATTGCGGATATTCCTTCAGATGGAATAATTCTCGTCTGACACTCTGCGTGAATGATTAATCTACTATTTGAAAATTTTGGAGTAATTGAAACTGTAACAGGAGTATTGTAAATTACATCTTCACTAATAGTGACATAAACATCATTGACTGATGGGACTCTATATTCACTATACTGTACAAGTGTTCCGGGAGCATAAAGACTTCCAGTATCCGTGCCAACTAGTTTATGTCCAGTTGGAACTGTAATGGTATTATCACTCCCTCTAATTGTTGTTAAAGTACTAATACCTATTGAATTGATATTACCAGCAACATTGCCAGTTACATTACCAGTAACATTGCCAGTTACATTACCAGTAACATTGCCAGTAATATTACCAGTAACGTTACCAACGAAAGTCCCACTACCACCAGAACTCAAAGTAGTTGTACCAATTTTGAAGTCAGTAGCACTCACCGTGACAGTCTGACCTGTTCCAACTGGTTTTATTGTATTGACATTCAGAATGCTCATTGGAGTTTTTTAGGTATTTATTGTTTTGGTTTAGGATACTTTAATTTAACTGCTTCACATTTAGCATAATACTCATCAAGTTTTGTATTATCGCCTTTTGAAGACCAATACAAAGCATCAGCAAGTTCTTTCAAGTCTGGATATTCTGGTGCTCTTAATCTTTGATATTCTTGCTGACTATATTCTGTTTGAAGTCTTGCTATTTCTGCTTCTACTTCCTCTTCTGTTGGTTGTTGATATACTTCGTCCCACCAGTCAATAGTGTTATAATCATCGTCTCTTATTGAAAATTCCGCACCAGGTAATAAAGAATCAATTGCTTGGTGAATTGTTATTTTTTTCATTACGCTGCTACCTCCATTAAAGTCCAAGAAGAATTAAAATCTCCTGCTGATCCAACAAACATAACTCCACCACATCCTGTTGCCCTACAATACAATTCATAACTAATCAATGATGTCGTCGCTGGACTGTCTAACCAAGTAAAAGTATATGCGGGCATATCATTTGTATATGAAGCAGTAATACCATCTCTATAAGAGTCCATTAAACTTGGAGAAACTACAGTTCCACCTCTAGCAATTGCTATATTTCCATCACAAATAAATTGACATCCGATAGTTACAGTGTGAAGTATCTTACTAGTAGATGCACTTGGTGTAATAGTATTTGTAAAACCAGTGGCTCTATATGTTGAAGAAGTGGAAGTAGCAGTAAAAGATGAAGAACCCAAATCTTTCCAAATTACTTGAAGAATACTTCCAGTTTGTTGAAGAATTGGATTGCCAGAACTATTTAATACTTTTGTCCCCGCTGCTGAAAGTTTTAGGTTTCCAGAGCTATCAATTCTTGCTCTTTCATTTGCACCAGTAGAAAATATAATTGGATTGCTGGTATCTGCTTGTAAGGATAATGTATCGTAAGAATAAATTAAACTTCCAGTTCCAGTTATACCGCCATAACTATAAGAAGAACCTGTTCTTGATAATTGGACGTTTCTAGTTCCATCACTAATTCTTATACCATCGGATGAAGTGCCAAGAGATGTTGGATCACTTACTCCAATATGAGTTTTGTTTAATGGATTATTAGTTCCCAATCCAATAAAACCAGTAGCAGTTGTAGTAATAACTGTTCCACCAGTTCCAACATTTAATCTTGTAAAAGTAGAAACACCAGTGGTATTAACGTTCGCAGCAGTAATGACACCTACAAACTGAATATTACCATTTGGATCAACAGTAAATGTATTGCCCGTTGTGTTAATTCCTACCGTGGTAATACCAACAGTCTTACCATCAATCTGTACCAGAACTCTTCCCTGCGAGTTGGTAACTTTAACCTTCTCATCAATAGTAGGACTTGAAGCATCTGCCTTTGCTTCTATATTACTAACGCGGAGAGTGCTCATTCCTTTATATCACCTTTTGAATATTTAGACTACGACTAAAACGGAACCAGTTGCAACGTCAATTGTAATACCAAGTCCAACTGTTACGGGACCAATTACAAGACCGTTTTTACCTGATGGAATAAAAAGATTTGAATCAATATTTTGATCTGTTAAAATGGCACCATCTACAAGAGCAATGTTACCAACTGCCTGAATTGCTCCTTCAGAGTTAGCAGCACCAGCAATAGTTGTGGTATTGATTCCAAGAATCTTTGTGGTATGAACACCAACAGCATTGGCACTGAATGTTCCACCCGCGCCAGCATTTCCAGAAATACTTACATCAATAGAATTGGTTGATGAATTATAGGCAAAAGTATTTCCAAAACCAATAAAGTTAAGTTGAGTAACACCAACTCCAATGTTGACGCCGCCAGACTGAATACCAACTCCTCTTGCTGAAGGTGCTAGTTTTGCAAAGGTAACTGATCCATCAGCAGGAACACCAACACCTAGTGCAACTCCAAGAGAAATGCAAAAGAAGTCATCAGTTGATTGTGGTGCTGCTGCGAAGATGATTTGGTTTTCATCAATCTCATATGCTGATGATGGTTCTTGTATAACACCACCAAGAGATACCAGAATTGAAAATGGTGATCCAGGATAGTATGGATTTCCACCAGAGGTTAAGTTGAATCTTACGGTAGACCCATTAAACTGTGATGAGATATCATCCAGTTTGAGATAATTTCCAGCGTCTAATTGTCTACCAATATATGCCATTATGGTTTTTTAGATATTTATGATGGGTAGGAGATGATGACGATACCGGAACCACCAGTTCCACCACTTCTATAGTATGGATATCCTCCAGCGCCCCCGCCGCCACCGGTGTTTGCTTGACCTACTGTAGCAAGTGTTCCAGAACCTGTAGATCCATTTCCACCACCACCGCCGCCACCGGTGCCACCAGTTCCGTTATAAGCTCCACCACCACCGCCGCCAGAATAAGTTAATGTTGTGCCAGAAATGGTAAAAGCAAGACCACTTCCACCATTTCCACCAGTTCCACCAGAAGCATTACTTCCGGCATTGCCAGCGCCGCCGCCGCCACCGCCTGAACCATAACCATCTCCACCGCCACTATTGCTTCCAGTTCCACCAGGATTTCCCCATCCTAACGGTGGGGAGGCAGTTACAGGAGCACCACCAGTGGCACCTGATCCAGTTCCTCCTGGTTGAATTGGTCCACCAGGTCCAGGAGCTCTACCGCCTCCACCACCACAACCACCAGGAAGACCTGTACTTCCATAGTTTGGAGAACCTGCTCCACCACCAGTAGCAGTTACTGTAGTTGAAAGTGATAAAGAACTATTTGATCCATTCGTCGCCTGAATGCCCATATCTCCATTTCCACCTTGCCCACCTCCACCAACTGTTACGGTGTATTGTCCTGGAGATGCTGAAACTGGTGCCGAAGTCGCATATTGAATTGCTCCTGCCCCACCACCACCAGAAATAGTACCCCCGCCACCGCCGCCACCAGCGATAACCAAATAATCAATAGAAGTTAAAGATGGGCTTAATATGCTAAAGGTGCCAGAACCTAAAAATGTATGAATTGTTTTTGTTGGAGAATATGAAACTGTACCGCCACTTGCTTTTGCTGCGATTAAACCTTGTTGATATCGAATTACAACAACACCAGATGCACCAGACTTTGAAACATTAGGAGATGCATGTGATGCTCCACCACCGCCCCCACCTGTGTTAGCAGTTCCATCATTTCCTGCTCCTGCTGGTGATCCACCACTACCACCTCCACCAGGTCCACCAGATCCCCCTTGACCTGCTACATTTGCTCCACCACCACCGCCACCTGCATAAGTCACTGATGTTCCTGTAAGACTATATGATAATCCGTCACCACCAACGCCACCATATGTAGATGGACCAGGACCAGAAGTTCCCATTGGATTACCTTGTCTTCCTGCTCCGCCACCACCTCCAAAAGCAGCATAAACGGATGGATTATGTTGACCATATCCACCAGGATTTCCTTGACCAGAAGTTCCAGAACCACCACCAATAGATGGAATCGTAGCAACTGCGCCGCCGCCGCCGCCAGAACCTCCAGGATGTCCAGCAGCTGCTGGTGCTGAAGGTGAAAATTCTCCTCCACCACCGCCACTAATTGCAGTAATAGTTGTTATATCAGGTCTTGATATTGTTGATGGAGTTCCATCATTTGGTGTTCCTGCTGCTGGGAGTCCTGCACCACCACTACCAATTGTAACTGAATAAGAACCTGGTGTAATTGGATATGAAGAGTTGTACAATAAACCACCAGCACCACCTCCGCCACCACCTCCAGAGGGACCAGCACCGCCACCACCGCCGCCAGCGACTACCAAATATTCAATAACTGCGTCTGTTCTAGAAGAAGTAACGTTAAATGTTCCAGAAGAAGTGAAACGATGTGCTCTATAAAAAGCACCATTTAGTTCATATTCACTTATAGTTCCACCTGTTGCCTGAATATAAGGCGATCCAACATTTGCCCATCCCTGAATATTTCCATTGTAAACTTGAACTGCCCCTTCTGTCGCATTGTAAATTATAGTTCCAGTTGCAGTATTGATGCCAGCATTTCTACCAGTGGTGCTTGTGGTTCCTAAACCAACCAAATTATTTCTTATAAACGCATTTCCAACAGTGATACTTGAAGCTGAACCAACTTGAACTCCATTAGTCGCAGTAATGATACCAGAAGATTGAAGTCCTTGTGACTGTAAAACTCCAAAGACAGTCGCACCGTATCCTGTGGTTTCCAGTTCTTTTGAGTTATCATAATAAAGTTCTGCTGCTCCATTTGTATTAAATACGGCAAGTAATTCACTAAAAGCAGCATTGTATAATATTATGCCATTACTTCCAGCAATAGCTAAATTTCCAGTTCCAGAATCACTAATTATACTGTTGGACCCATCGTGATAAATCTGCAGATCATTACTATCACCTAAAAGAATTTTATCATTATCACCAAGATTCACATTACTTTGGAATGTGGAGACGCCTGATACATTTAGTGCTGTGGAATTGACATTCCCGTAGTTTGGTGCTGTGATCGAAGTCGCAGTAATCACACCAGTGATATTAATGCCCGTCAAAGGTGCGGTGCTTGAAATACCAGAACTGGTGATTTGTGTAAGACGGTCAAGTGCCATTTATTTTTACTGCGGTGGTTGTCCTTCTGGTTTTGGATGTCTTGCTTTTACTGCCTCTACCATCTGAACCCATTTACCATTCTCCAAATTACCAGACTTGATATCATCAAAGAGAAGGTTCAGTTGGTCTTTCCAATCTCCATACTCCGTTTCACGATTACGGGCATAGAGGTAGTAATTATAAGTTTCTACATCCTTTTGAATTTGCGCTTCTACTTCTTCCCATTCAGGTGGTTCAGATCCATTTGGACATTCCCACCTTGTAAAAGTCCTATTATATAAGTCAAACTTAGCATCAGGACGAAGATATTTAATAGCGGTATCAACACCAGGCAAACGAATATTCATTTCAGTAGTCTCCTAATATAAGTTATTATTCGGCAGCAGGCTCAGGGGTAACGAGATCCCACTCACCGTTCTCTTCGTCCCACTGGTATCTTGAACCTGCTTCCACTTGCTCTGCAGTAAGTTCAGGAGCAGGTCCAACTGGCGATTCCCAGTCGGCAGTTTCGTTGTTCAAAACCCAAGACTCAAAAGGCTTTGGTGCGACGAAGGCATCCAGTCCAGCATTGTATGAGTAACCAACGCCAGCATAACGCTTTCTGATGCTGCTGTTGTAGGAGGTCTGAACCCACTTACCACCCAGAAGCTTCTTACAGAAAGCAATACCTAGAATCTCATCCTCTTCGCCAGTGTGAGGATCGGTAATATCTTTGTTATCTACTACGATAACTTGTGTGACGACGTTGTTTTCGTCTAGTTGAGCAAAGTGTGCCATAAGTCTTTATTCGTGAATATAATAAATGAATGGTATGTTTTTATTTATGTATTATGAAGGGTAAGTGACACTATCAAACTCTATATCTAATAACCACTATTCCACTACCACCTTGCCCTGCCGATCCACCAGCAACCCCAGCACCACCTCCGCCACCAGTATTTGCAACTGCATTAGAACCACTAGTTGGTCCTGCAACTCTAGCACCACCAGCGCCGCCGCCGCCAGGTCCACCACTACCGCCTGGTCCAGGACTCCAAATAGAACCACCACCACCGCCAGCATATAGACCAGTAGGTCCAATCGCAGATGATGTTGGGGAAGGGACAGCAGGACCAATTAACAAGGAACTAAATGTGGAGTATGATAATCCAGCACCTCCTGGAGAAGGAGTGCCATTTGGACCAGCACCATTTGTTCCTGCAGCTCCAGCGCCGCCACCGCCGCCGCCAGGACCACCAGGTCCAGCTCCGCCGGCAGCGGACCCGCCAGGATTTCCCCACCCAGCTGGCGGTGAAGCATTTCCAGCAGTTCCACCAGGTGATCCAGTTGCTGGACCAGCAAATTGTACTGTAGGTCCACCACATCCAGCACCACCACCCGATCCACCAGGTCCTCCTGGTTGATTTCCACTGTCTGATCCACCACCGCCTCCTCCAGGAGCCGTTACTAAACCTCCAAGAGAAGAAGAACCTCCAGTAGTTCCTCTTGAGCCAGCCACTGCAGGCCCACCAGCGCCTCCAGCACCAATTGTTACTGGATACGTTGCATTTGAAACTAAAACCGAAGTTGAATATACTAAAGCGCCAGCGCCGCCGCCGCCGTTGCCATCAAAGCTTGGAGCACCATTTCCTCCCCCACCTCCGCCACCGACACACAAAACTTCAACTGTGTTACTTCCAGTAACAACAAAGCTCGCAGGACTTGATGCAAATACATGATAAGTATATCCATTATTTGATACAGTAGAAGGAATTATTGTCCCTCCACTAGCACTAAATGCTGACTTAATTGTTTGCCATCCCAAAATAGGTCCAAAATATCCTTCAATTGATGTTGTGGTATCATTATAAACCAAAGTTCCAGTCGCAGTTCCAACACCAGCATTTCTACCAGTTGTTGTTGTTTGACCTAGACCAATTTGATTATTTCTTATAAAACTTTGTCCAACAATAATACTTGTTGTAGCACCAACTTGAATACCACCAGAAAATGTAGAGAGTCCAGTAGCATTTACATTACCAGTTACATTACCACTAAATCCACCAGTCGCTGTTACAACTCCAACAACAGAAGCACCAGCACCAACTACAAGACCGCTTCGTGCGGTAATAACACCAACAGAATCAACGTTAGTTACATCTTCATAGGTCACTGTTCCAGCAACACTAATGTTTCCACTAAAAGATGCACTCGCAGCAGTGATAGTGCCGACAGTAATGTTGGGTGTTCCGCTTAACCCCGTTGCGTTTCCTGTTACATTTCCTGTTAGATTCCCTACAAAACCACTAGAAGAAGTTGTAACACCACTAACAACAAGACTATTCGTTCTTACATTTGCTGTTGATGCCGCACCAGTAATATTGGGAGTATCGATACTTCCAGTGACTACAATGTTTTGTAAAGTAACTGTCCCAGTGCTTCCAATACCAGCGGCAGCAATCTTGGTAAATGCCATTATTAACCGACTACTTTTTCTTTATTTATCGCACTAACATATCCCAAGAAGTCACAACACGCTCTTTATTGCTTGCGTTTGACTGTGCGTAATGTAAAAGCACACTGGGAACAATATACATTACACCTTCTTTCGCATCAGGAGCAAAAGCAAGTTGTGTGGTATCACTTACAGGATCGTTCCAGGGACCAACAAAGACTGTTGGTTTATGAACTTTCTCATCATACTCAACATATAAAATTCCACTGTAACCGTGACTACGATGATTATGAACGGTCTGATAGTCTTCTTTCTTATATTTAATCGTCCAGATATCGGTGATTTGATACTCCGAAACACCAGACTCTTCACAAAACTTTTTCAGTTCCTCATTGAAGAGCATATCAAAGTCCAGAGCATAACTTCTACCGTCCTTCTGGCGGTCTGTATAAAAGTGTTGAAGACCTTTCTTCTCAAAGTTTTTTCTTTCAATCTTTTTATACAGTGCCGCCTTTTTTCTGGACCAGTCTTCTACCTCATAACGGTAGATTGGTACGAAGAATAGGGGATGTATCATTCAGCGAACTGCGTCAAAAGCACAGTGACAGAAAGGACCATTGGCGTTTACATAATGTAAAAATATCTGATGGTGGTAAGTATCATCAGGCAACTTTCTCACCTTTCTCCATAACCTTTGTGCCCTATTATACCTTGAAGGAAGTGGGTCACGCCAGTGTTCTCTTTCACACCCCTTATAAACCGCTGCGTCACCATCGTTCATCAGCACATAACTTTCAGAACCATCAGGACGCTCAAACCAAATGGGCCAAGGATTGTCAGGATGATTAGAACTGATTTGAAGGGTCACACTCACTTCACAAGCAGGACGGTCACTATGACGCTTTAACTGTTGACCAACAAAATAAAAACGGTCATAGAAATAAGTTGGGTGAAGGTCCATTTCAAGACGCTTCTCTATTTCTTTCTTAACCAGAAAGTGTAGTTCACGATAGGTCGGGATATTATAACGAGCAAGTGAACCATTGACTTGCTTCTCATCAGGACAGTAATCATACTTGTCCATTCGGTTATTATAATAAGTTATTTGCCCCCTTTCAGTCGGCACATCAACCTTTAAGTTTTGTGGGTCGGCAATGAGACCTGGAATGAATAAGTATCCGTTCTTCTCAAAGGACTCGTTCTTGGACATCTTACGAGGAGGCATCGCACAACGTTGATACCCTTCCTCATAGACACCGCCTGTGGACTTATATTCTTTCATTGTTATACCTCCTCATTTTGTTGTTGTTTTTTGCGTTCCCACCAGAGTTTTCTTGCTTCACTTTGTTTTCTTCTAGTTTCTTCACTAGGAGACTTTCCATAAAAATAATTTTTTTCACCCTTGCGAGATTCACTCATTTTCTTTTTACTTTCTTCTGAATGCTTTTTACCAATCCAAGGATGTGGTTGATTTTTCCAAGTTTCTGTTGTCCGTTCTTTTAGAAGTTCTTTAGTTTCTTCTGTATGCGTTTTTCCATAAAAAGGATTTTGTTCCCCATCGTAAGACCGTCTCTTTTGTAGAGTTTTTTCTATCCACTCTGGTTTAATTTCTCTACCTTTAAGTCTCTCACTCATCTTTTTTTTATATTCGTCAGAACGAACAACTCCTTCGGCAGAAAACCCAGTAGAAGTTTGTTTAGATTGATTCGCAAAATGAGCGTTTCTTGCCACATCATAAAACTGATGTAACTTAATTTCAGCATCTAATGCCTCTTCTCTTGTATCAAATACTTCTAAAATAATTTTATTGGTAGGGTTAAAAGTTTTATCATAAAAAGAACCAAAGTACCTATCTTCCTCTGGAAGACAGTCGCAAGTTCTACTTCCGATATATCCCCTACCAAAATCTTCGTAAGAGTAATAGACGTAATGATGTCTCATAATACTGCTAAATGATATAAGTATTTATATCTCAAACGAGGTTCATCATTTCCACCTCGGACCGCAAACCCAGCCGACTAAACTTTTTCTGAGGCCAGACTTGACTTTACGAACTCGGTGAGGAGTGCGTGAGTCAAACATAATCAAAGTGCCCCTCTGCTTGGGAGCAAAATAGGTCTTACGTCCGTTATCCATAAACTGAACTTCGCCACCAGTATAGTCCTCTGGGTCTGATAGTTGAAGTGAGAATGAAAGTTTTCTCACATACTCACCTTGAACCGTGAGAAGATCTTGTGCGATATTGGTGCCTGAACTGACGATTTGTTGAGGTTTATAAGCAGTATCAATACCCGCATCAATGTGCCAGTCATAAAACTGTCCAGCACCATATTGAGTGTATTGAATACTTTCACCATCAATCGCAGTCAGGTCATACAGAAAGTTTTCTCTGTTGGTTCTCTGAATATAATGCCAGATGAAACCACCAATCCAATGAGAAGTCGGAATCCAGGCATTCTTGCTATCACGGATGACTTTATCTACTGCGTCTCCGTGAAGTCTGGACTCTTGTGCGATGGGATCGAACTTCTTGATATCTTCTTCAAGAATTTCTATAATATCTTTTGGTAGGTCAGTCGTGTACCACGTCGTGAGGAACGCCATAAAAGAATAATGTGTTTCAGTTTTATTATATATTATACCACAAGAAGTGGGATTTTATGATGGGTAAGCGATGATGACGATACCGGAACCACCGTTAGCTCCTTGTTGACTTCCTGTTGGAGTAACAGGTGGACCAACATACGCGCCACCACCACCTCCACCACCGAGATTAACATTTCCATTGGATGCTACCCCAGTTGTTGGTCCACCAGCGCCACCTCCACCAGATCCCCCAGCACCTCCACTAGTGGGTGATGAATTTGCACCATCAGCAGATCCTCCTCCACCTCCACCACCGGCATATGTTATTGAAGAACCATTAATACTAGATGCTAAACCAGATCCACCAATTCCACCAGCAGGTGGGTTACTTCCAGAACCACCAGCACCTCCACCACCAGATCCAACATATGGAGAAGCTGATGGTGATCCGGGTGATGCTCCTGGTGGACAGAATCCACCATTATTGCCTTGCGATGGGACAGTTGTTGCCGTGGGTTGATTAGTTCCATCACCTCTATTTCCAGTTCCCGCAGTGCTTTGGAAACGAGCAGCGCCTCCACCACCAGATCCACCATTTTTACCTGCGTTATTATCTCCTGCTCCACCTCCACCACCACCTTGTGATGTTATTGTTGAAAATATAGAAGCACTTCCAGGAGATCCATCTGAGGCACCACCAGCACCTGTTCCTCCAGTTACAGCGCCACCCCCTCCGCCAGATCCAACAGTGATTGAATATGAACCAGGAGATACGGAAAAACCACTTCCTGTTCTCATTCCGCCAGCTCCACCGCCGCCGGCAAAACGAGCGCCACCTCCGCCGCCACCGCCAACTACAAGGTAGTCAACGGAACTTAAAGAAGGATCGGTGACTGTAAAGGTCGCTGATGAAGTAAAGGTGTGAATAGTCTTACCATCAGCATATGAAACTGTTCCACCAGTCGCTTTGACTGACTGTTGACCGACCTGATAACGGAGGATGACGATACCGGAACCGCCAGCAGAACCTGATCCTGGAGATGGTTGTGCCCCTCCTCCTCCGCCGCCGCCGCCAGTGTTTGCTGTTGCAGAGGCGGAAGCACTAGATGGAGACGAAGCACCTGGACCACCAGTAGCTCCACCACCAGATCCACCTGCTCCACCAGTTCCAGCAGGACCAGGTTGTCCGCTTGCTACTTGTTGACCACCGCCGCCGCCGCCGCCGGCATAAAAGACTGCTGTTCCGGAAATAGATGAAGGTAGTCCAGTTCCTCCTGCACCACCAAAATTAAGACTACCACCTGCACCAGGTGCTCCTGCACCACCACCTCCTCCTCCACCTCCACCAACTGTTGTTGGAGCAAGAGTGCCTGCACCTTGACCACCAGGATTTCCTTGCCCAGGAGTGCCTGTTCCTGCGGGCAATCCTCTTCCAAATCCACCACCACCTGATGCGCCAGATGTGCCTCCAGGGCTGCCTCCAGGGATGCCCTCACCACCAAGAGAAACGATAGCAGAAAAACCAACATTTGACGAATTAAATGTTGAACTATTACCAGGAACATTTTGTGGAGCACCTCCTGCTCCAACAATGATTGAATATGCTCCAGGAGAATTACTAACAGTTACACCAATACCAGTTCTGAAACCGCCTGCACCGCCGCCTCCCCCTGCACCATTACCATTATCACCATTAGTTCCACCGCCTCCACCACCAACTACAAGATACTCGACAGTATTATTATTAGCAGGAGCAGTTAAAACTTTAAAAGTATTAGATGCAGTAAACGTATGCGCTTTCCAAAAAACTCCACCACTATAATAAGAAGTTACAATACCACCCGTTGCCTGAATAAAGTTATCTGATGTTGGTTTCCAAGTTGTTCCGTCATAAACTTCTACAATACCCACTGTTGAATTGTATATAATAGTTCCAACAGCAGTTCCAACACCAGCATTACGTCCAGTGGTCGTTGTAGCGCCTAGACCGACACCAGTACTATTAATAAACTTATCACCTACCGTAATACTAGTCTGTATTCCAGATATTTGACCAGTTACATTACCCGTTAAGTTTCCAGTGATACTCGTCGCACTCAAAATACCGACCGTTGTGATACCTGAAAGAACCACACCAGTATCACTGAATGTTACGGTGCTTAATCCACTTCGGTTTTGTATTTGATTGACACGAATTTCAGAAGCCATTATGGTTTTTTAGGTATTTATTGAGGTAACTGTGCTGCTGCTTCTTCGTTTCTTTGTGCTGCTGTTTTGACTAGACCTTCTTCGTATGCCGCTAAGACCATATCAGGTTTGTTAGTAGCAGTGATTGGTTGGTTATTGTCCAACTTATGTTTTACATAAAGGTCGCAGATTTCATCAATCGCAATTCTTGCTCTGTTGGTAGCAGCATTATCAATCCAGTCTTGTGGGTCTGCGGCGACATATTGAAGTGCTAGATCTTCTGCTTCTGTTAAGGTAATTGTATAATCCATATAAAGTCTTTTTGAGTATTTATTATCCTATTAAGTACCCACCAAAATTTGGATAATTGTCAGTTGAAGAATTAGTAGATGGATAAAAAACATTTCCACTATCAGAACTAAAATATATTCTAATTGTATCATTGGCACTTAAAGTCAGTATTGTCTGCTGAATTGCATTAACAGGATATTCCGATCCAGTAGCAGTAGAATCCAATCTTAACTGTTGGGTATTAACAGAAGAATTATTTTTATGAATAAAAAATCTATAAACATCAGATATATTATTTCCAACATTTGACCAGAAAAATAAATAAGTTCCTGCTACTGGTGCGGTAAAAACTCCATTACTTGTATTATAATGACTTCCAATGTTAACATATGTAGATGGAAAAATTATATAGTTTCCAGTAGCATATGTTCCACTACCAACTCCATATGCGTGGAACACTGGTTGATAAGGTGTAGTTATCCTACCGTTTGAATCTACACTAAATCTTGAGGTATTTGCCGTTAGAATACGAAAAGATCCAGTGCTTGAAGGATTATTGATACCAATATCAAATCCATTATCCGTAGTTGAATAAACATTAGTGTATTCGCTCCCTCTAAATTGTATTTCATTTAAAGAAGCACTATTTTGAATTGTTATTTTTTGATTTACATTATCAGTTCCTATACCAATATTACCAGTGCTTCCAAGTCTTAATGACTCAACACCACCTTCAGTAAACGCAATGGTATCAGGTGATGGAAAGAATATTCCTGTGTTTGAGTCCCCACTTGGACTTATAGATGGGGCAGCAGTAGTTCCGGCAGAAACTACAAGACCATTAGAAAATGTAGCAATGCCAGAAGAATTAACAGTTCCAGTAACATTACCAGTCAAATTACCACTAAAAGTCGTAGCAGTAACTCTATCAGTTCCGATTGATACATTGTTTCCAACAGTAATGGAACTCGCTACCGAGATCGTACTAACACCAGAAATACTGTTGAAATTAATGATTGCCATCTATCTTATAATAAGACTTCCAGTTTTGAATATTTATACGACGACCCAAACTCCATCAATCGTCAGAGCACCATTAACATTCACAGGTCCTGCCATCAGACCATTAAAGTTTGTTCCAATATAATGATTGCCGTTCAGAGTATTATCCATTATCACCATACCATTTGAAACATAAATTCCTTGGAATGAGTTGCCAACACCAGTGAGTGCTGATACATCAACGCTTGTAGTATTAACTCCAACAGAACTTTCGGTTGTAATACCAGCAGTGTTTGCTCTCCACTTGGAAGAAACAACGCCAGTCAACAAAGAACCATCACCAACAAACTTGGATGCTGTGATGATTCCTGCACCAACATTGCCCATTGAAACGGCAGCACCAGTCGTATTGATGCCACCAGGTCCAACTGTAATGGAACCTACAACAACATTATCAGCAGTTGTAAGCCCTACATTGCCAGTGCGCCCATAAAAACCAGTGACATTACTTGACGTTGCACCAGCAAAGCCAATGTGTCTTACCTGAATTGCAACTCCACTTCCAGGTGCTGATACAAAACTAATAACATTTGCATTGACACTATATGCTCTAGTTACAAAAGCATCTGAAGGATACTGTACAACACCATCTAGTGTAGCTAAAACATTCTGATTGTTTGCTGGTATTTTAGAAAGTGTAAAGTCAGTTGTTGCATTATTGCCAGTGAAACTATCAACAGTATTATCCGCAATATCAAAGGTTGGGAAGTTGTTGGCAACTAGATTTCCCCAAAAGACATCGGTGATTGCTGGGGGTGTTGAAAATACAATGACAGAATCTAAATCAAATCCAAATCCATTTGCTGGTGTTGTCGTATCATTTGGTTGCTGAATAACACCATTAATAGAAATTTGAAGTTGAGCAGCACGAGTCATTGCTGCTTTGGTTCCATTATCATATGTTGCCTTGAATCTTGTATTGATTCCGTCGAAGGCAACATTGAATGTATGATTTGTTCCTACTCCAGGTCCAGTGATTTGAATAAAGGCGCCGTTTATTGCATTGACATAACTCAATGCAAGACGAATGCTATTTTGGTCGTATTTAATAATATAGTAAACATTACCAGAAATTAAGTTACCAATTGCAGTTCCAGTGGTGCTGTAAGTAACTCTCTGCCCGGTAATGAATCGATGATTGTTTAGCGTGATTGTGTCATTAACCAGCGAAATGATACTTGAATCACTACCATCGAACGTCAGTGTGTATGATGAAATGTCATCCAAAATTTTGAAAGAATTATTTTCTCCAATCGAAGGCAGGTTTCCAAGATATGACATATCTGTTTTTTAGTTATTTATTCTGGACCAAAAGTGTTTCCTGGAATTCTTGAATCTAATGGAGATTCTGGTCCGTTATCTTCAACAACTCTAATTGAACTTTCATCTTGACCTTCATCAATCAATTCTTGCTTTCTAGTTAAAGCTTTTTCTTGAGTTGGAATTTTTGAATGAGACCAGTCTTTTAGTTCCCATTCACCATCTTTTAAAATTTCTATTCTATAAAAAGTCATATGAGTTTTATGTTTAATAATCCGATATTATTTTCATATATATACCCGCAATATTACCTGATGAATAGTAACTCGTTGCCTTTGCTTGTAATGTGAGATTATTTCCAGAACTACTTAACGACAAACTAAAACTTCCAGTGTTCCAACTACCACCAGCGTGTAATTGATTCAATAAGTTAACGCCGTAACCAGGACTAGTAGTATTAAAAGCCCATTCTTGAACATTTTTTGAAGACGCATCTCCAGACGTAACAAAAATAACTCCACTTGTATCATTAAATCTTGGAAATAAAGTATACCAAGTATTATTACACGTTACCGCTGCGGTATAACTGTGAAAACCTGACATATTTCTATATGTTAAATTTGTGCCAGATGCTATATTACCAGTATCAGTTTGATCGTTTAAGTTAGTATATACACGTACCGAAGAAGACAATACATCACCTTGTACGTGAAGTTTTTGGGTTGGATTGTCGGTTCCTATGCCAGTATTTCCACCTGGAGATATTACTGCAGCTAATCTTGGTGTTACAGTTGTATTTGCAGTAGTTGCTTGATTTGCAGTATTGCAAGTATAAAAGTTTATATATCCACCATATGCTTGTTCGATACCACTAAATCCATATGAAGCAGTATTTGTTGCATAAAAATTATTATTACTTATTCCTCCCTCAATATAATTTAACCATCCTCTTAAGTTATAACCTATTAAATTATTATTATAACTTGAAACCTGACTAGATGATAATGCTCCATAAGTCGTCCACAAAACTCCATTACCACCAGATACAGTGGCAATTATACTTCCTACATGTAATGCTGCTCGTGGATTTGTAAATCCTATACCAACATTACCACCCGATAAAATCCTCATTCTTTCTGTATTGCCACCGGCTTTGAATTCAATTGCGTTTTCAGCACGAAGTTGCATATTAGTGGTGCCATCAACATCACCAAAATATCCCCGTGTTGTTCCGCTACTTTGTATAGTAAAAGAACCGTTAAACTTACTACTTCCATTAACATCTAGTTTTGCACCTGGGGATGCTGTTCCTATGCCCAAGTTACCACCACCAGTACAAGCAAGAATATTACCACTAGTATTGCTGTTTATTAATAAATCACTACCGTCAATCTGTAAACCTCTATATCCAGAATTCGCAGTATTTCTCGCAGCAATTCTAGAATAAGTGCTAGGACTATTGGCACCTATCATTAAACGTTCAGAACCTGCAGTTAATTCTAATTGTTCTGCTGGATTATTAGTGCCTATACCGACAGAAGAACCAGCACTAACTCGTACTCCACTCCTCGCTGTAATAACACCAACAGAATCAACGTTAGTCGTGTCTTCATAGGTCACTGTTCCAGCAACACTGACGTTTCCAGTGATTACTGCACTCGCAGCAGTAATGGCACTAACAGTGATATTTGGAGTTCCTGAAAGACCTGTTGCGTTTCCTGTTACATTACCAGTTAAGTTTCCACTAAAAGTTGTAGCAGTGACAACACCTGTGGAATTAATATTCCGAATAGAAAGCCCTGTGGAATGTAGATCGGAACTTCCTATTGTAAAACCTGCACTATGAATCGTAACGGCACTTCCAACATTGATTTGCGAAGCCGTAACGACTCCTATGTTTATAGAACTTTGAAGAACTTCGCCACTAATCTTTGTAAGTGCCATATCAGGTCATTTCTAACAGGGTAACCGCAACATCTAAACTTCCAGCAACATCACTTTTAGCAGTTAAGGTATCCGTTGCTTCCAATACAATTTTATTACCTTGCATAAATTCTAAGGTTGATCCCTGTGGAATGGGAACGTTTCTCAAAAGACTGATATTATCTCCGACTGCTCTTGTAATTCCAATACCAACATTAATACCCGTACCCGATACATTTGCGAGTGTAATGCCAATAATAGTTGTTGTGGTCGCAGATGGAGCAGTATAAATGCCAACAGTTGTTACACCTACACTTGCTTTAGTTTTCAATTTAAAAGCGTTCGTCATTTATACTATCCGAATACAATTGAATAAATCAAAGCGTTTTCCAAAACGCTATTACCATTAACTTTATAATCTCCTGTGATATTTATATCTCCTACTGCGTCTATCTTATAAGATGGAGACGTTGTGCCCACACCAACATTGCCAGTAATATAAACTTCTTCAAATCTAGAATTGCCAACAACATCTAAATCACTTCTAGGATTTGATGTATTAATACCAAGATTATCATTTGCTGGATTATAATATACAGAATTCGCACCGGAGAAAATGCCAAGACTATTAAATTGAATTTGACCATTCAGTCCGGCAGCATTGGTAACAATGCCAATACCACCAGCACTCGACCAGATAACATCCGAACCATTAGATGTAAGAACGAATCCAGAGTTTCCTGCGCTATTTGTGCTATCATAAAGACCATTACGAATACGAATGTTTCCATCAACATCAAGTTTTTGTGTCGGATTTGTGATTCCAATTCCAAAAAATCCACTTGTAGGAATAAAGGCAATCAGGGTGCTTGCAATTCCTACAGAACTGACTCCGATATTGGAGGCAAATGTTGGATATACTGGATTAGCACTAATTGGTTGCGCCTCAACAGTGAATGCAGTAACACCAAAGAGATTACTACCATCACCATAGTAAACAACTGTTGTAACACCTGGATTTGATGAAGTTACGATACCCGACGAAGTAATCTTAACCTTGTCAAGTATTGTTTCGCCAACGACATGTAACCTTGATTGTGGATTTGTGATGCCAATACCAAAATAACCAGGATCTGGAATATATGCAACTTGAGTGCTTGCGATTCCTACAGAACTTACACCAGCATTAGAAGCGAATGTGGGGTATACTGGCGTTGTTACAAATGGTTGAGATTCAACCGTGAATGCTGTAACGCCAAATAGATTACTACCGTCACCATAGTAAACAACCGTTGTAACACCAGGATTTGTTGAGGTAATAATTCCAGTTGATGTAATCTGAACTTTGCCTAATGTTGATACTCCAGAAACATTTAACTCATTAACAGAAACAAGTCCACCAATAGTGCTAGTTGAAACTCCAGCGACACCCGAATAAGTACTTACACCAGCAGTCCAAGCATAAGTCGCTATACCAGATACGTTGGCATATCCGCTGAAAGTGGAGAATCCTGTTGTATTTGAGTATCCAGAGAAGGTAGAAAATCCTGAAGAGTTTGAGTATCCAGAAAATGTTGAGAATCCAGAAGTATTAGAGTAACCAGAGAATGTAGAATATCCAGCTACACCCGAATAAGTACTTACACCAGCAGTCCAAGCATAAGTCGCTATACCAGATATGTTGGCATAATCAGAGAAAGTAGATACTCCAGAAGCATTAGCATATCCACTAAAAGTTGATACTCCAGCAGCGTTAGCATATCCAGAGAATGTGGAGAATCCTGTTGTATCAGAGTAACCAGAGAATGTAGAATATCCAGCGACACCCGAATAAGTACTTACACCAGCAGTCCAAGCATAAGTTGCTATACCTGCATTGTTTGCATATCCACTAAAAGTTGATACTCCAGCAGCGTTAGCATATCCAGAGAATGTAGAGAATCCTGTTGTATCAGAGTAACCAGAGAATGTGGAATATCCAGCAACTCCAGAATATGTTGAAACTCCAGCAGTCCAAGCATAAGTTGCTATACCAGAGTTATTGGCATAATCGGAGAAAGTTGCCACCCCGGCAGCATTAGCATATCCGGAGAATGTAGAGAATCCTGAAGTATTAGAATACCCAGAGAATGTAGAGAATCCTGAAGTATTAGAATACCCAGAGAAAGTTGATACTCCAGCAGCGTTAGCATATCCAGAGAATGTGGAGAATCCTGAAGTATTAGAATACCCAGAAAATGTAGAGAATCCAGATACATGGGCATAGTTTGCTACACCTAGCAAATCTCCCACAAATGTTGGAGCAGTTACAACACCAGTAGAATTAATTTGACTGGTTCTTAGTATATTAAGAGTGCTAATTCCAGTTGAATTAATATTTGTGAGATTTGAGTGTGTACTTGTTAGCGTAGTAACAACACCAGTTACTGCATTTAAATTAGATGTATTAAGATTAGTAAATGTAGAATTGGTTACATTTAAATTTAAAACTGTTGCAATGCCAGTTACATTTAATCTTTCATTTGTAAACGCAGTTGCAAATCCAACATTAGAAGAAATATTATCAATGTATGCAAGATTACTATAAAGATTTGTAATCGTACCAAATCCAGTATAATTTAATCTCGTGCCACTTAAATCTGTGATAATACCGGATTGCGAGAAGATGTTGTTAGAGTGAAGATTGCTAATATCGGCACCAGTAATTGTAGCAATTCCGCTCGCCAGTCTTGAAACTTGAAGAGCATCTGCATTGATTTGCTTATCGGTAATTTGTACATTACCAACTGCAAGTCTTACATCATTTGGAACTAGTGTAGATCCAATACCGACCGCATAATTAAATAACCAGGCATCAGTGGTGCCGACTCCATAAGTTCCTGCCCTAGACCATAAAAGTTTTTTGTGTGTATTTGGAAGTGAATTAACTCCAACAGATTGAAGTGAAACTAATGGGTTTCCTTCAGTAGAAGCAATTGAGATACCACCACCATTTGCGCTAGTATCAGTTGATACATCAGCATTTATATTATTTGTTGTAATGCCAAGAACAATAGTTTTGTCAATAACAAATAAGTCTTCTGCGAGGATAACAGTTGTTGTTCCACCAATGCTTAAGTTTCCTGCGATAAAGACGTTATTATGGAATGTCGCAGTAGAATCAAAAACATCAAAGTCTCCCAAGACATCAAGACTCTGAATTGTTGCAATACCAGTTACAGTTAAATCAGTATTTGTAAGATAATCAATTGTAGCATTTGTGGTGTCTAGAGTTGCAATGGTGCCGACACCAGTATAATTAAGTCTTGCACCAGAAATATCAGTTACGACACCTACACTAATATACCCATAATCAGCATTCAGATTTGTAAAATCAGAATTAGTCGAAGTAAGATTGGTGCTATTCAGAGTGGTGATTGTAGCGACACCACTTACATTCAAGAAAGTATTATTCAGATTAGCAATCGTACCTATTCCACTGTTTAGAATCGTAGCAGTAGCGACACCAACATTAATATAATCACTGGTTAAATTATTAATTGCTGCAGTATCAGTATCTAATGTTGTAATTGTGCCGACACCAGTGTAAGTAAGTCTGGTGCCAGAAATATCAGTTACAATACCGACATCAATATTGGCATTATTAGCATTCAGATTAGTAAAATCAGAATTTGTATAAGTTACATTTGTACCTGATAAGGTCGTAATGCTCGCAGTAGTTGCACCTAAAGTAGTAATTGTAGCAATACCACTAGTCAGTCTACTATTAGAAATCTCAGTGATAATACCAGTTACAATATAAGCATTATCAGCATTTAGATTAATAAAGTCTGAGTTAGTAGATACAATATTAGTGCTGTTAATTGTGGTAATTGTGCCAATACCAGTTACATTCAGTTGTGGTGTTTGTAATGTGTCGTAAACGGTAACGCCATATCCAGTGGTCTCAAATTTTTTGAAGTTGTCGTAATAAAGTTCTGCTGAACCATTTCTGTTAAAGTAAGCAGCAGTTTCTGTATCATTAACTCTTATAGCAACATCATCCCAGTTTGATATACTTAATAGTCCCTGATTATTTGTATATCCAATTCCAGCAGTAAATGCACCATCAACGACTCTGTATAGTGTGGTCGGACCGAAAGCATTAATTACAAATCCACCAGTAGAAGTTGTAACGTCAGTAATTGTAAGATTATCATTAACATTGACCGTTCCACCATTAGAATCAAGTGTTAAATTACCAGTGACGGTATCAATTGTATTATCATTTGTAATTCCAATTTGAATATTATCAATCGTAGCTCCGCCGTTCGCATCAATCGCACCAGCAAATGTGGAAATACCGGAAACATTTAGATTGGTTAGATTAGTCTGAGTGCTATTCAGTGTGGCAATCGTACCAACACCAGTATAATTCAGATTTGTACCACTAATATTAGTTACAATTCCACTATTAATATAAGCATTAGTAGAATATAATGTGGCAATACTACCAATACCACTGTTCAGAAGATTATTGGTTAGATTATTAATCGTACCAGTTGAGCTATTCAGAGTGGTGATTGTAGCGATACCACTTGAAAGTCTTGTGTTGGTTAAATCAGTTACGACACCAACATTAATATAACCATTCGATGCATAAAGGTTGGTAATCGTACTGGTGCCAACAACTTCTCTAGTAACATCTAGATTTGTAATTGTACCAACACCAGTATAATTCAGATTTGTACCAGAAATATCGGTTACAATTCCACTATTAATATAAGCATTGGTAGAATATAATGTAGCGATACTACCAATACCACTATTCAGAAGATTATTAGTTAGATTATTAATATTACCAGTCGAACTATTCAGAGTAGTAATTGTAGCGATACCACTCGTAAGTCTGGTGTTTGTAATATCAGTAATTACACCAACATTAATATTAGCAGTTGGTGAATATAAAGTCGCAATTGAACCAACACCACTGACATTCAGAATGGTGCTATTCAGATTATTGATTGTGCCAATACCGGTGTTTAGGATATTGACTGTACCTACACCAGTAGTATTAAAGTCGCTGATTACATTATTAATTGTACCAATACCGCTAGTCAGTCTAGTATTGGTGAGATTAGTGATTGTTGAATTAGTACTGGTAAAGGTTGTAATCGTACCCACACCAGAATTAATTTGTCCGTTGAAAGTAGTGGCTGTAACTACACCAGTAACTAATACATCACCAATAACATGCAGAGCAGATGTTGGATTAGTTGTGCCCACTCCAACAACACCCGAAACATAAGCTCCACCAGTAACCTGAAGTCTCTGCGATGCGGTTCCTGTTGTCGTGCCAGATCCAATGAATACAGGACCATTATTAAATGTAGAAATACCAGAAACTTGTATTTGAGAAAATGATGTAGCTGCAGAAACAATTCGATTAATTGTTGCCGCAATTCCCGTAATGCTTGTAATTGTGGCGGCAACTCCAGTCAGGTTTGTGATGATTCCGCTGCTTACATTCAGATTAGCAATTGTTGCTGCAGTGCCAGCCAGATTTACAATCTGACCATTTGTGAATGTGACAGCAACTCCAAGCAGGTTAGTAACAATGCCACTACTTACATTTAAATTAGTAATGGTTGCTGCAGTGCCAGCCAGATTTACAATCTGACCATTTGTGAATGTGACAGCAACTCCAAGCAGGTTAGTAACAATGCCACTACTTACATTTAAATTAGTAATGGTTGCACCAGTACCAGCAATACTTGCAATCGTTGCAATGCCAGTAATGTTGGCATTTCTAATAGTAGTGATGCCAGTAAAGTTTGCATTACGGGCAGTTAATTCATCAAAGACTAAATCATCAGCAACATAAAGATCACCACCAACATAAAGGTCTCCACCAGTGGTTGTGATACCACCAGCAGATGCCAGTGTGGTAACACCTGTTGTTTGAGTATCTCCAATTACATATAAACTTCTACTTCCGGCATTTGTTGTCCCAATTCCGACTTTTCCGGTAACTTGAAGTACTGTTTTACTTTCAGTACTTGAAGATATACCTACATTAAGTTGTGATTGTCTGCCGGAAAGAAACTTTGACATTTTAGTTAAGTGTTTCTAGAACGCTACCGATAAATTTAATACTTGTGCTGTCTGCAGATAATTGAATAACGTCACCAGACTCTAAAACCAATTTTCCAAATAACAAATCTATTGAATCATTTCCTGCAACTGCCAAGTTCTTGACGATTTCTGTTGTAACTGCAATTCCCGAAACTGTTCTTTTGTGAGAAAAAGAAATCGTATGAGTTACATTATCAATATTTGCAGCTTGAGCCAGCAGCACAACACCCGAATAACCAGTCGGTGCTGTGTAAATTCCAACCGTGCTTGCAGTCGCAACTTTAGTAATTGTCTTAAATACGTTTAATGGTAAAGCCATACTATTAATCTCCTCCTAATGCTAGAATGAATGGCGTCATTGTTGAGAATAAACTTTTTGAATAAAAAGTTCCAGAAATAGTTCCTGTTGTTTGATTAATTGTCACGCCTTCACCAATTCTAAAATTACCAGATTGGTCTGTGCTGGTATAGACGACCAATCCACCGTTTTTCATATCAACCTCATTATCTTGAATTGGCACTCCACCAGCAAAAGGAAGAGCAGTTGTAATGTCTGTTCCAGATCCGATGTATTCAAAAGAATGACCAGAAGCTAAGATTCTACTTTGTTTAAAAAATGGAATCGAAACACCAGCACCGACAACATATGGCACATTTTCATTTGTTGTAATCGTGCAAACTCCTGCAGAAACTGGAGTAGATCTTTGAATCGTATAATATGAAGGTGTTAATTCTATAGTAGCAGTTGCTGTATTTATTCCAACATCCGGAGTGCTAATTGTAATTGTTGGAATTGAAGTGTATCCTCTACCACTTGAAATAATTTCAAAATCAGTTACACTTCCACCACTAATTTCTGCAACTGCTTGAGCTGCAACTCCCCAAGTTGAAACTGTGCTTGGATCTCCAATTGTAACTGTTGGGGTTGTAAGATATCCAGTTCCGCCAGATCCGACAATAATTTTTCCAACAGTATAATATAAGGTATCAAAATAAATTACTTGCCCGTCAAATGGGCGAATGATATTTATTTTTGCGGTGCCACCAGAATTATAAGTATGAGGTAAAGTAGAAGTTCCAACATTTACACTAAAGGTATATGTTGTCGGAGTACTCAATACAGTAAAAACATATCCATTGTTTCCACTTGGATACGTTACGATTCCCGGTCCAGAAGGGCAAGTGAATTGAAGACCAGATATTGAAACACCCACACCAACTTCAAATCCGTGCTCATTGTTGGTGGTAATCGTTACAATACCAGTTGTATTACTATAAGTTGCATTTGTTACATTAAATGTTGGATTATTAAATGCTACTCTGAATGTGTCGGCATTAACATCGCTAGAAGTTGAAAGTATTCCAGTATATTTTCTTTGCCCAACACCATCAGAAACTAATCCAAAATTACCAAACGAAGCATTGGAGTTTGTAAGATCGCAGGCGCCGCCAGAAGCACAATAAACAGCAATGTTTGGGCAAATTGTAAACAAAGATACTAGCTGAGCATAACCTTCATTTGTAATTGAAACACCAACTCCAGCACTATTATATTGTGTAAATGAGTCAGTAACCATGCTCTTGAGTGGTCCAAGAGCATGATTGCCATCAATCTTCATTCCAATACTATCTGGAATAAAATTAGTGCAGTTACGAATATAAGGAGATTGACTAAAATATCTTAGTGTGTCTGGATCAAATGCTACAATTGCACCACCACCCGTCGATGCCCCAGTAAATGAAACTTCTGTGATGTAATTTCCAGGAGCAACGTGAAATAAATCTCCAGGATTTTGTGGAGTGATTGAGACCTCTCTTAAACTATCACCAACAATACTAACTTGTGGGGGAAGTTTAATGGGGTTATTTTCTAGATAATATCCAGCAGCAACTTTAATAACTGATCCTGTTGTTGAGATTGCAACTGCTCCTGCGATTGTTCGCTTTGCGTCTCCAAGTTTGAGTCCTGTGTTTGTATCGCTTCCGTCTTTTGTGACATAGATAACATTTGTAACTGTTGCTCCGGCACCAACTCTGATAACCTCTGATCCGATACCTACTCTATTTCTTACAGCATAGAGTTCTGCATCATTAATGTTATAGGCTAATTCGCCGTATTGTAGGGCTCCTTGTGCTGGTATTTTTCCAGGCACAGCAGAGCGTTTAATCCGAATCGGAGTTCCCATTTATGATATGCGGTATCTACCAGAAGAAACAGTATTTACTGCTTTCATTTATTTATTCAACTTGCGTTATTCCTTCTCGGGCGATAAGCAAACAAGTTCGTCGGAGGATCTGGTTTCATCCATTCTTCAATCTTATCAAATCTTTCTTCACTATAAAAGTCTTGCTGAACGTACCACAATTTCCAGTGCTCGTGCCCTTTTGACTGGTTACAATCGTGGCAGCAACAGACTACATTTTTTGTAACGTCTAATCCACCTTTTGATTGAGGAAGAATGTGATCAATCGTGAGTTTCTCATCTGATCCACAATAAGCACATTGATGACTCCATTCTTCTTTTATCTTTTGCCTCCACATTCGTTTCGCTTCTCCTGAACTTGTTGTTTGTAGATGAAACAAGTACTCTGAAGGCGAACGGAGGAGATCCATAAGCGATTGCGATTTGAATTATTTATTAAACAACCACTGGTTTTCCTTGACCTTCTGGAAGTTTTATCTGAAGTAGTTCTTTCACTTCCCAAGAACCACCAACTCCACCATCCATATTCACAACAATCTCATTAGTCGTAAGTGCTTTAGGAATCTCAACATTCACGACAGGTCCCATTAGAAACTTATTGCGAGTATAAGTTCTGTTCTGTGAATCAAAGGCAACCATATTCAGAGCGTCCATTTCATCACCACAGTCCAGAATCTTTCTTCCAGTTCTTTTATCAATCACTGAAAAATATTCATCACGATACTTGTTCATCTTCTATTTCCTTTTCTTCATTATAAGATGGTTCTGGTTTTCTGTAAAGACCTGGCCAAGTGTCACGAATAATCTCTGCGAGTTTATAAGGAGTTTCAGAAGTTATCATAGTTGTCTTAAGTTAAGAAAAAAGACCCCGAAGGGTCTTTGCGTTTTCGCAGGGTATTATATTTTTATCACAAGGCATTTCCTCGGGGCAATACCTCATCTGGAAATACGAACCGTTCTCCTGGTTGGTCTATTGGGGCTAACCAAGCACGAAGTCCCTCATTTAAAAGCACATTTTTTGTGTAAAATGTCTCGAATTCGGGATCTTCTGCTGCTCTAATTTCCTGACTAACAAAGTCGTATGCACGAAGGTTGAGAGCAAGACCGATGATGCCAATAGAGGAAGTCCAGAGGCCCATAACGGGAACAAAAAGCATAAAGAAATGCAACCAACGTTTATTGCTAAAAGCAATACCAAAGATCTGAGACCAGAATCTGTTAGCCGTAACCATAGAATACGTCTCTTCCTCTTGAGTCGGTTCAAATGCTTTGAAAGTGTTTGCCTGTTCACTGTCTTCAAATAATGTGTTTTCGACTGTTGCTCCATGAATTGCACAGAGCAGTGCTCCTCCCAGTATACCAGCAACTCCCATCATGTGGAAGGGGTTGAGGGTCCAGTTGTGGAAACCCTGAAGAAACAGAAGGAACCTGAAAATTGCAGCAACTCCAAAAGAAGGTGCAAAGAACCAACTGGATTGTCCCAGTGGATACATTAGAAACACAGAAACAAATACTGCAATAGGACCAGAGAATGCGATTGCATTATAAGGTCTGATACCCACCAGACGAGCAATCTCAAACTGGCGAAGCATAAAACCAATCAGACTAAAGGCCCCGTGGAGCGCCACAAAAGTCCAGAGTCCCCCAAGTTGGAACCACCTGACGATATCCCCTTGAGCCTCAGGACCCCAGAGCAGAAGAAGAGAATGACCCATAGCGTCTGCTGGAGTACTAACTGCCGCAGTAAGAAAGTTTGCACCCTCAAGATAGGAACTTGCCAACCCGTGAGTATACCAACTCGTAACGAAAGTTGTCCCAGTAAGCCAACCACCAAGAGCAAGGTAAGCAGTGGGAAAAAGAAGAAGTCCAGACCAGCCAACAAAAACGAAACGATCTCTCTTAAGCCAATCATCCAGGACATCGAACCACCCCCTTTGTGAAATAGGTCGTGAAAGTGTAGAAGAAGTCATAGCCTCCTTTTGTTATTTCTCATATTTATGTTAACATTCCTTAATAAAAAAGTCAATGAGTATTAGTGCTTAAATACTCAATCATTGCTTGGAGAGTGCTTACATTATCTCCAACAAGACCAAGAGCAGTGTTGCAATTATTACAAAGAACACCACGAACCTTATTTGTAGAGTGGCAGTGGTCTATACATTTCTTTGTCAGTTCTACATTACATATCTGACAGTTCTCATTCTTCATCAAGTCATTATATTGGTCCTCCGTGAGTTTAAACTTGCGTC